GAAATATTGGTGACATTAATAATATTAATGGTACACCAGCACAAGGTCTATTACAGTATGTACCTAGTACATTTAAGAATTATGCTGTTAAAGGTCATGGCAATATAAAAAATGGTTATGATCAATTGCTTGCCTTCTTTAATAATAAAAATTGGCGGACACAATTCAACCCTAACGGTGGTTGGTCTCCAACAGGTCCAAGAAAATATGAAAATGGTGGTATCTCTACAACACATAAACTTGCTGAAATTAGTGAGCGTAATAGAGCAGAAGCTATCATTCCACTTCATAAATCTAAACGTAATCGTGCAGTCGGCTTGATGGAAAAAGCAATGACAGCGATTGGCATGGATAATGGTTCCGCAAATGTCACAGTGAAAAACGATAATTCAACGATGGAAAAACTACTACAACAAGTTGTTCAATTGAATGACACCAACAATCGTATGCAACAAACAATCATTAAGTTGTTAAGTGGCAATAATAATAACATGAGTAAAAATGATGTTATGAATATCTTTAGTCAATTGTTAGGTAGTAAAGCCAATTTAGACAACTTTAGTCAAGGATTATCATAAATAGGAGGTTTATATGATAGACGGTAGATGGATGAAAATCATAACCCAAGAAGGCACTTATGATATCAACGATATCTTATCTAATTTTATTTTCTTAGAAGCTAAAGCTTCATATCCAAATGAAAATAATGAAAGTAACACATTTCAAGGTGTGGACGGCGAGCTACCAACAGTAGCCACGTTCGCACCTTTTAATTTAGAAGTAAGTTGCGGTTTTGATGGTATTGATGAAAATGACCGTAATTTAGCAGAATTAAAATTAAGACAACTATTTTTTAGACGACAACCCTATTACATTATTACGTCAGACAATCCAGGACTGAAATATCGTGTGAATAATCCAGATGTAAACCCTGATTATTTAGATTTCTCAGCCATTAAGTTTGATATGACTTTTAGTTGTCGAGATGGCTATGCCGAAACGGTCAAAGAAACAGATGAGTACAGTTTATCAAATGGCAATTGGCAATTCGGTGTCGATTTATTGGCAGATGATGAAATTAAATATAAACACGATACCACAAGCTTTCGAATTTACAATGGTTCTTCAGATATAATCAATCCGTTGTTACGTCATAAATTCAAGTTATTGATTAATATTGATGCACCTAAAGGCTTTAAAATTATTAACCATACAACAGGTAATACATTTCAATATAAAAAAGGGATTAAACAAAACCAACAACTTATATTAAAAGGCGTCCACCCAATACTTGATAATCAACGTGTAGGCATTGATACAAATCGACAATGGTTAACACTTAAAGAAGGTTTTAATGATATTGAAATTACAGGCGAGAATATTGGTAAAACAACAACCCAATGGATATTCCCGTTTATATTTAAGTAGGTGAATAACTTGGATGCATTAGTTTTAAAAAATAAAAAAGGCACGTTTGCGGAGATAATCACAGATTTTGATTTCGGTTCTTTTAAATATGAATATGAAAAGAACAATGAGCGTTCGATTAGTTTCACTTTATATAAAACGTCTAATAACGCAGATATATTTGATCATTTAGTTAATGAAGCTTTTATAGAATGGCAAGGGCAATTATACGTCATTAAATCAACATCTATAAAATACGATGGCCTTAAACTTACGAATGAAGTTGTAGCTAAACATATTTTTATGGAATTTCAAAAACACTATATTCAAAAAGATATGGATGTCGAAAGTGAAACTAGTGATGAAGATAAAGACGATAGTACACCGACCATGACTTTAGAACAATATCTTGATTTTGGTTTTAAAGACAATAAATTGGGTTTTGAGTATGAAATTAGAGGTCAATTTCAAAAACGTGTACCTGTCGATGATTTAGGCGGTAAAAATGGTGTTGAACATGTATCAGAAGGTGCAGATTTATTTAACTATATTTATTTTGCTGATAATAAAAAATATTATATTTATGATGAAGCAACCTTTTATGAAATGTCCGATATTCCTTTAATCTACTTATACAATTCAAGTGAAGCCACAGTAACAACGACGACCACGGATATATTTAATTATATTCAAGGCTACGGTAAGAAAAAGACTAAAAAAGAAACACAAAATTATAACCCTATTAAACCTAAAGACTTAAATTACTCAGGTAGCTTTATTAAAGAAGGTACTTGGCGTACAGAAAAAGTAGGCGCAAGTTATACGAAAACATTCGAGTGTAAACATGGTAATGAAACGCTTGAATGGACATTAAAGAAAATGTTTAAAGGCGGTATGCTTGATGTTTATTTAGATGGTGAAAAGGTTGATACTTATGAGTGTTATAGTAAAAACGCAAAAAGTGAAAAAATTGTAATTGCGCAAAATCTAGCGACAGGCAAACACACATTTAAAGCCATATTTAGAGGTGCGAAAAAGGGTATTGATTACAAAAAATCTGAGCCATGTATGTATGTCGGTACTGAGAAATCCACTGTATTAAATTTAACAGCTAAACTTAAAGGTAAAGACGCTTATCATACGTATGCCGATTACACATCACCTAATTATGATGGTGGCGACATTGCAGAAGCACCTACCATATTTGATGATAATATCACAAATAAAGATGAATTACGTGAAAGGCTTAAAGAAGAACTTAACGATCAACCAACGGTTGAAGTTTCTACGAACTATCTCGGCAGTGTAGAAGACAAACAATACATTACAAACGATGATATTAAAGAAAATAATAAGATACGTTTTATTCATCAACCATTAGGTTTTAATTTAGATTTAAAAGTCGTGAAAATTACTGTGTCACATCCACTACTTGATGAACCAGTAGAAGTCGATTTTAGTAATTCACCTAAGGATATTTTGAAAATGCAGCAACAAACAACCAAGGCTATTAGAAAATTTAATAAGCAAGGCATAGGCGGGTCAAATGTTGATTCGTCTTTTTCTATGCCTCAATTAGCTTCAGATTCAATAGGGAGCGTGTTAATCGATGAATGAACCAACCGAAATTAAATACCCATTAGATGAAAATGGCGAACCTTATTATGCCGCAACGCATATAAGCGGAGTTCAAGGGATAGATAAAGATAGCATAGATACTGATTTAACAGAACTCGACCATAAGATAGCAGAACTTAAAAATTTGATTCAAGAGCAAGATAAAGCTTTGAAACTACTTAATAAGACATTATCGGACGTGATAGGAGATACCGGTTGGATTGAGTATCAAGTACCGCCAGACATGAAAAACAAAGCTGTTAGTTCAGGGTTTAAATGTTCCATTCGTGAAGTAAGAGCGGGTAACGAACTTATCGGTAAACATTTTGTGGTGCGTTCAATCAGGCTGAATGTTTCAGAAATAACAGGGGCATCTATGCAGATTGCACAGTTACCAACTGGTTTTATTACAGATAACCAATCCTTTATCGCAAGACAAAATGGTTACCGTCACCCAATTACAATTGAATGTTTAAAGAATGGTAAAGTGATGGCTTTCGTGCATCCAGATGACCAAAACAAAACGAATTGGGTGTATCAAGAATTCACATGGTTAGAATAGAAAGGGTGAAAAAATGAAATTAAAGAAAATGAAATTAAAAATTAATTTTCCGATTGATCTAGGTCAAAAGTTTAGACAAATGGTCGTTGAAAATTTTAAAGATGTTCAGTATTTTTATGGACAAGTGATAGATATTATTAAAGACCATCAAACCAATGATAAACACGCGCACAATGCGAAACAAATAGACTATAAGCTTTCAACTGTTCATGATGAATTACAAAACCAAGATGGACGCATTGAAGGCTTGATTATTGGTCATAATGGCGATGGTATCGAAGAACTTAAGGACAGTAGAACGACTTTAGATGGTACTAACCAACCTATATTATCCAAACGTTTAAAATATGATTTTGAAATCATAAAAAACAAGATGGAAGAAAACTTTAATTACCTTAATAAAAAGATTGAACGGATCGTAAATGTTAATGATTATGGGGCAGACCCTACAGGAGAACAAGATTCAACACAAGCCTTTAAAGAGGCTGTAAGTGGCGGGAACGTTCACGTTCATATGACTGCTGGGACTTACAAAGTAACTGGCATCAGATTATCAAATAACACTGTACTATCAGGTGAAGGCAAAGATATTACGACAATTAAATTTGCAGATGAAACACCAGCCGAAAATATCGTAATTACCAATGAAGATATGACAGGGAACGCAAAAAACATTGGGATTAAAGATTTTACAGTTAATGGTAACAAGTGGAGACAAGATAAAAAGTTCAAAGCTGCAGGTGGCTCATGTTCTTCTAATGTTAGATTTTCAGGTGTTAAACATGGATTTGCAAGTAATATAAAATCAGTAGATGCATTACTACATGGTATTGATATTACGTATGCTAGTGACGATTATTTCTATGAAGGTGATGGCGTAAGAGTTAACGAAGAGTTAGAAAGTAGGTACATTCATATTGATAACTGTGAAGCAAGTGGTTTTGGTGATGATGGCATTACAACACACCATTCAAGATACTTAGTTATCACAAACAATTATTGTCATCATGCTACAGGTGGCGGAAATAATAACGGTATTGAAATTGACGATGGTTCACAACATGTCATGTTAGACAACAATACAACAGAAATGAATTACGGGGGTATTGAAGTCAAAGCGCACGCTACAGCTTCAGCACCTAACAACGTAATAATTAGTAATCACATGTCTATTCACGATTCACGCGCTTATAACTTGCGTCACATTGGACATCACAGAGCAGGAGACCCTAAATCTAAAACAGCACATAGTTTACTATTAAGCAATTGTACAGCTATAGAACCTTATGATAATAAAGTTTATCCAAAAACAACACCAAGAGCGTTAGTTATTTCAGCATATAGAAATGTACAAGTTAATAACTTTTCAGCAATCGGTGATGGGAGATATGTTTCAAACCAACCTGTTATAGCTGTCCAATTTTTGAGTGAAAACGTCATGTTAAATGGTATTAATGTCACTGGATTTAAGAATGCTTCGTGTGATGTTAAAGTCTTTGGCGGCGCAAATAGAGGTAAGAAAATAACCTTAAGCAATATTAACATTTGGAATTCTTCTGCAAATAGAGGTATTGCAGGCGGTGGCGGCATATATGATTTACGTATTATTAACGCTAACCTGCAAGGTCAAGGTACAGGAAACGGTTTAGAACTATATAACAATACAGCTGAAATTGTTGGCGTTAATGCTGATAATTATAAGAATGCCGCATATATTACAGAAAAAGCGTATAAAGTTGTACCAACAGCAGTCAAAGGTGGCTTTAGTGGTGGGTCTACTGGTGCGGGCGCAATTGCACAACGTTCAGCAGTTATTGCTTCTACAGGTAATTCATATGCTTATAGTGATAGAAGTTGGCTTGCTGGTGTAGGTATGAATTCTAAAGCCTATGGTTCGCGTAGTGCAGTCATTAATTCGCTAGAGTCCGAAACTTCCCAAAGCAATCACACACAAACTATTTTTAACTCGCGTAACGTTAAGACAAATAAAAATTATTCATGGGTAATGGGCTATGGCACAGATAAACCATCAACTGAAAACGTAAGCATTGAAATGCGGAGTATTAGTGGCAATATCAATACTAAAGGTAAGATCACTTCCGGGCAAGATTTCGGTGACTATGCCGAGTATTTTGAATCTCAATCAGGTCAAGAAATCCTCAATGGTTACATGGTTACACTTGATGGAAGATATATCCGAAAAGCTAACGCTAATGATATACCTTTAGGCGTTATATCTGGTACTGCTGGCGTTATACTAGGCGATCAAATGTTTCATCATAAAGAGAAGTTTTTAAAAGATGAATTCGGTGTAACACAAACCGAATGGGTTACTAAAGAATGGATAGATGATGATGGTGAAACTTATACAGAAGAAGTAGAGGTACCAATTCCCAACCCTGATTATAAAGAGTCGGATAACGAGTATTATTCCCGTTCTGAACGTCCTGAATGGAATGTAGTAGGGCTTATGGGGCAAGTTTATACGCGAATTGACTCAACAGTATCTGCTAACGACTATATAAAAGCTAACAAAGGTATTGGTACCAAAGATAACAACAATGGTTTCTATAGAGTTTTAGAAGTAACAACACCTTATGACAGTGAAAAAGGTTACGGCGTAGCTGTCGTATTAGTAAAATAAGGAGTGATATTGTGACGAACGGTATAGATAAAAAAGCATTATTTAAATTAAAATCTGAACCTTATTTAAAACCAATCTCTGATTTAGGGGTTGGTTTTTATAATTTAGATGAAAATACAGCAATATTAAGATTTCAGTTAAGTAACACAAAAGGTCCTTTATTAATCCATAAGAATAATCTTACAGCTTATGCTTACTTTGAATCTAGTAATGGTAGTGTTTCAGATGTTATTGAATTAGAAGTTGAAAATTCGAACAAAGGATTAGTGACCATTACTTTAGATAAAGACTTTCTACACGCAAGTACATCTACTAAAGTGAAAGGTCAAGTTTATATTGGCGTGAATAATGTTGATAATAAACCAGAATACAATGAAGTTGCCGTGTTTAGAGAGTTTAATTTTGAAGTTAAAGATGCGCTTATCAATAAAATTTCTGCGTTTACTAAAATAGAATATATTCGCATGTTTGACCAACTTAAGACAAGGATTAAACAACGGGTTTTAGATATTGAAGAAGCTATAGCCAATGGTGCAGATTATGTAGCTGAAATGAAATCTGTAGTACAAAAAGGTATCGAAACACTTAACCAAATTGTTAGTGACGGAAAGCAAGATATACAGTCCTATATTAAAGAAGCAAAAGCAACTATAGATTCAACACAAACAAATGCCGTAGATACGATTAAAAAACTATCTAAAGATACAAAAGCTAGTGTAGAAACAAAAGTTAATAAAGCAGTTGAAATCATAGAAACCACATCAAGTGAAGCAACAGAACATATAGATAATAAAATGTCGGAGTTTAACCAAGCAGTTGAAGATAATGATCTTATTACCACTGAGGACTTAGACCAAAATATAAGTAAATTAACCTGGCAAAATCACAAAATAACTAGTAATGATGGGACAATAAAAATAGTGGATTTAGGATCTGATATAGAGAATCTTAATGAAATGATTGAAACAGGTTTTTTCTATACAACTAATACACCCCATTTACCAAGTGGTGTGAGTTCTGCTGGATTTTTAACTGTATATGCAAGAAAGGGCGATGCGCCCATTAAACATGTATATCAACCCTATTATCAAAACAAAATCGTAGTTAGACATTACTACAATGAATGGTCTGAGTGGCAAAAAGTATCTCAAACTCATTCTGATACAGGTTGGATTCCCTTTAATTTGATTAATGGTGCAACAACAAATACAGCATTTAAAGGCGTGGATGATAATGGTTTTGATTGTGCATATCGAATTGAAACAAGAGGTAGTGTTACAGAGAAAACAATAAGGTTTAATGGGAAGAATTTAACACAAAGTCAAGTGATTGCTCAATTACCTAGCAATCTATTCAAAAATGCACATTCATTTTCTATAAGAGTTCCTACATCAACAAGTTATTCAGGTGGTTATATAACAGCTAGACCTAGTGGTGAAGTGAAGTTTTATATAAACGGAGACTCATCAACATGGAATGAAACTGCATATATCTATGGGGAGTATTCTTGGAAAGAATAGGAGGAATATAAATGAATTTTAAACAAGTATACCTTTACGACGGTACACCATTTCTTGCATTTGAAAATGAAGATGGAGAATACGACTATCCCGAAGAAGCATGGACTGAAACACCACCTCCAGAAGGTATATATAGCCCATTTTATTTTAATGGCAATAAATGGGTTGGGTCTACACGGGAAGAATGGATAGAAAACAACCCTAAACCAGAACTTCGAATTCCTTCAACTAATGAATATTTGTTAGCTCAAACACAAATGCAAGTTGCCGAAAGTTCAAGTCAACTTAGACAATCGCAAAATAAAATGGCAGATACTATGTTGGAAATAGTAGAAAAAGATAAACGAATCAATGATTTAGAAGAACAACAAGCGAAACTCTTATTAGAAATCGCAGAAATGAAAGGGAGTAATTAATATGTTTCCAGGTTTTGAAGCAATAAAACATTTTTATGATATTAATTGTTACACTAACGAACAAATTAAACGTTATGTTGAATTAGAATGTATCACAAAAGCACAATACAAAAAAATAACGAATGAAGAATATCCAGAGTCGCAAGAGGAATAGCTTGTGGCTTTTTATTATGGAAAGTAGGAGGTTCAATGTTGAATGAAAGCGAACTAACTTATTGGATTGTCTTTACAGTTATACCCATGATAGTAACAGTTGTCGGGTTATTTCTTAAAGTAAGTAAAGACAAGAAAGATAATGAAAATAGAATTACACGTATAGAATCAGAGGTAGAAGATCATAATACTTCATTAAGAGATATCAAAGAAGAACAAAAACAACAACGTGAAGATACCAAGGTTATCTTAGAAGTTAGTTCAAAGATTGATAGTTTGAATAGTCGCTTTGATAAATTCGAAGACCGATTTTATACACATCAAAATAATCAATTAACTAAAAAGTAAGGTCGTCATAGAGTAGTGGCGACCTTTTTATATTAATTAGGAGGAATTTTAAATGGAACAAATTATCGCATTTGCTGCAGTCATTGCAGTTATTACAGGAGCATTAACGGAAGTTATCAAACGTACAAAAAAAGTGCCTAAGAACTTTATACCATTAGTATCAATGGTCATTGGTTTAGTTATTGGAGGCGTTACGATATTCATTCCAGAAATTGTAAGTGAGTTATCAGTAGCGGGTCGTTTACTAGCAGGGTTAATAAGTGGACTCATGGCGACAGGTATTTGGGAAACATTCAAGAATAAGAATGGTAAAAATCCAAACAAACTCGGTGGAGGAGCCGAAGCAAAACAACCTAAAAAAATAAAACTAATTAAGTCGGCTTAACGGTCGGCTTTTTATTATGGAGGTATTTGTAAATGAAAAAACAAGAAGCCGTTAACTGGGCAGTAAAAAATATCGGTAAAAGTTTAACAGCTGGACAAACAAACGGGGCTCAATGTGCAACATTTATCATAGAATTCTTAAAAGAACATTTTGATGTACACCCAACGGGTAATGCAGTGGATTTTATTGATTATAAATATCCTGAAGGATTCCAGATTATTAAAAATACGAAAAAATTTATACCTCAAAAAGGCGATGTTTTTGTATTGGATGATGGAAGCTATGGACATACAGGGATGATTACTAATGCAAATCAATACTTATTTGATAGTATTGACCAAAATTGGTATAACGCTTCAAACAACGGAAGTCCTGCAGCATTTATTCAAGATCATGTGTATGATGATTTTGTAGGTGTCATTCGTCCACCATATAAAGATGCAGAAAAAGGGGTTACTACAGAGTCAACAAAAATTGAAACAATCAATCATTCTATTAATTATACAATGAATGAGCGTGTAGGTTCTATTGATGGTGTTGTTATTCACAATACAGCTGATAGTATTTCTGCAAAAGAGCAGTACAATCGTTTAAGTAATGCATCTGTGGCTCGTTATGAGGGAGGCGTTGCCCATTATTATGGAGATAGAAAGACAATGTGGCGAGCTATAGATACATTCCGTATTGCGTGGCATGTGGCGGATAGTTATGGTAATGGTCATTATTTAGGTTATGAAGCTTGTGATTCAATGGGTGCTAGTAACAAAGACTTTGCGAAAAATGAGCAAGCTATATTTAAACAAGCAGCCATTGATATGTTGTATTATGGTCTAAAACCTAATAGAAAAACTGTGAAGCTGCACAATCAATTTGTAGCAACAGCATGTCCACACAGAAGTATGGCATTGCATGTGGATTTTGACCCTATTATTAGTGGTGCACCTTCGACAGCCAAACAACATGAGATGCAAGATTATTTCATTAAAGAAATCACTAAATATTATAAAAATCCAACTTTAGATGCTGGTGTGCCAGATAATGTTACAGATGGTGTAACAATACCGACTGATGAACAAAAGAAAAACCCAGTCAAAGATAAAGGTAAAAAAGTCGGTAATAAATGGCGTAGAAATCAACATAATATTTTGTGGAAACCTGAAAAAGGAACGTTTACAGCAACAACTAATATCTATACTAGATATAATGGACCGTGGACAGGTTGGGAAATTGCCGGTATGTTATATGCTGGTCAATCAGTAAATTATGACGAAATTTATGACTTTGACGGTTATATTTGGATTGCGTGGACTATAGACAGTGGTGCTCGTGTTTATATGCCGATTGGAGATTCAAATGGAAATGGTAGTAGAATAGGAGATGCGTGGGGAGACTTTAGCTAAAAGAAGTATAACAGAATTAAATAAGTCGTATAGTTTGAAAGTGTTAAATAGCTTTAGTAATATAATTTAAGGAACAAAGTAAACTCTGTTCTAATGATTAACTTATTAGACACCTCTTTACGAGGTGTCTTTTTTTGATATATTGTCGAATAACTATTGAAGAACGACATAGTTTCAATAGGAAATATTATTTTTACATGACTGCCACCCTACGAGGTGGTAATTTTTATGTTTTTTCTACAATATCAATGGTGCATTTATACCATGCACCAACTCTTAAACTCTAAAACATGGTTAGTAGACAGTCGTTAATTCGGTTGTCTTTTTTGTTTATGAAAATTTTAAGCGGGTATTTAATTAATAGAATCTCCAAAGTAAAATCATATTTTCTAAGTTTCAACTCTGCTAATAGTTGATGCCATCCAGCTTCCTACTGGGTGGCTGTTTTTATTTATCTATTGAAACTTTAAATGATAATTGTTATTGTTACTCATCAGTATTTAAGGCGTATTTGTTTATTCTTTTTTTAACTAGTGAATAATTCACTAAACAGTAAATTTGGATGCTCCACTATATATAAGTGGAGATTTTTTATAATAAATTTCACTAATTAAATTTAGAGTTTTGTCACAGAAGTAGTAGAATTCAAGAAATGTTGTTTGGTTATAATTGTTTATTAACAATAAAAGTTACAAATAAGTACTCTGTTTGTTCATTATATTTTTATTGATAGTAACTTATAGTAGGTATAATAATATCATC